TACTTGCCTTGATGTATCTTCTGATTAGTCGACATAATCTGATCAACAACAAGCGGCAGTAATGTTTCTACTGATGCAATGCCATACAAACTAGCAGATGCATAGTTCTGTTGCTCTAACTTGAACGTCTGATCTCTAAGTCTCTTCAGTCCTTGCGAAATCTGTGTTCTCTCTAGTTGTATCTGCTCGTCTAGCTGGTTGGGTGTTACGTATGTCATGTTTCTGGTCGTATATCTGATTGTATAGGTGCTGATATACCTCGTGGTAATGTGGATGCTCTGGTGAGAGCATGTCTAACGCCTGTTTTTCGTAAGTGTAGACGTCATCACTTGGGATAGAAGTTCTCTTCATCGTGCTCCGTAATGTATTGTTCTGGTTTGAGATGCTGTATGTTATCCTCGGTACATATTATAAGCTCATGCTGATGTTCTTGCAACAACTGTGCCAATCTCTTTTTAGCTGCAGAACGTCTTTGATATGTGTACTCTTTGACTTTACCTGTCACGCAATGAACTGTACGAATGATACACTCAGTCTCTGGCATCATAACCCATCCATTCATCTTCCAATCCATAAACAAGTCGTACTCCATAGGCTCAAACCATTCGGCAGGGCTGTTAGCTATCTTATTGTAGTTGTTTGGAAAGTATTTCTTCGTCATAGGGTTTGTATCTCCTGTTAGGGTTATCATGTCGGTCAAGGTAAACGTCCTTGAGTGTAGTCTTATACCAGTCCTTGCACATGGCATCTGCTCTGTATGCAGCTTCCATTGCATCTTTGGCCATAAGACAGAAGTGTCTGCCGTCATCAGTCTCGGCACAGTAGTAACGGTATAGGTCGGTCATGGCTGTGATTGTGAATAACGTTGTATAAGTTGCTTCGCACGTTTTTTAGCAGCACGAAGAGCTTGTGGCTTCTTTCTACCTTTAGTATTCTTTTGTTTAGGTATGTCGTAGCATATCTCAGCTATCTCTAGTTCTGTTAGTTTCATAATGCAATGTATGGGTAATGGCGTTCACTATATTTTATAGGATAATGATAGTCAACAAGCTCATACTGTAAAGAATTGCAATGATTCTCGCAATAAGTGTTGGCATCAGTTTGTGACTTGACTACATCAGCATCAACCTCAAGCTTGATTAGCATATACAATGGCTTGACAACTCTAGCCTTGCTGCCTGCCCATGTCTCGGGCGTGTCATCTCTTGTCATAAGTACCCCGCTATCTCACAGCCGGGCTCATCGTAGAACCACGAGACTGCTAGGTCAGGGTATTTATCTCTCATGGCATGGCATATAGCTTCTGGTGGAGACCATGCTGTTTCAAATGATACCTCAAGTTGATCAGGATCATCGTCGTCAATTGAGACTTCGTATGCGTCCCACTTGGTATCCCAGTTAGCTAGTCTCCAATCATACCACCTGTCGTCAGGCTCGTCTGTTGATACAAACCTCAACGATTTGCCGTAGCCTGTGTCGACGTATTGTGGTAGCTCACCTAGTTTACCTCTGTCGTTGCCATACCTTTTGAGTTGATTAGACATAAGTGGTGTGTTCTCCCAGTCAGGTTCTGGTATGAAGTGAGTAAAGATAGATTTGCCCTCGAATATCTCCTTGAGCTTGGCTATCTGCTCACGTGTTTCTTCTGTGTCATTGCCTGAGCCATATATAATGACCCTGTTGTGGCAGTGGTTTGGCATGATTATCTCCTAATTATTTATTGTATCTTGCTTGTATTTTAGCATAGTTTGGGTTGCTTGAACCGAAATGTGGGTCATCTGAAACAAACTGTAACAAGTCTTGGATATATTTGTTCTCGTCTGCTGATATACCTACGATTCTGCCTGCTTTGCCACCTCTCTTGGCTTTCTTGGGTGCAGGAACTAGACCCTTGGTAGCATCTGCTGCTGCCATAGCTTTCTCTAATGACTTGGCTTGCTGTTGTTGTGATGGTGTGAGTGCATCAAGGTCAATGATGTCGTCGTTGTAGTTGATGTCTTTTGATGATACTGTTTGCATGGTGGTAATAATAAATGATGGTTTGCGTGATGGTATGCGTAGATAGTTGGTAGCTAGCCACGGCTTGGTGTTAAGATACTGCTTGTATGCAGTGATAGTGTCGATAGTAGTGTCGAACTTGATAGATTCTGGCATGGCACGTGTAAATGACGTGACTTTGCGGTATGCTTGTGAACTAGGCCAATGACTGAAGCATCTGGTATAAATAACAAGTGCTTGCCTGATGACGTCGTGACAAGTGTGACGTTTGTGATAACGTGCAGTGTACTCGTGACACAAAGCAATGCCGTGTGCAATAAGCCATGCAAGATTGTATTGGTTGGCAGCAGCCCACTGTGTACATGGATGGTTGCGAAATGCACCGTGTGATGTGCGATATGGTACGCCGTCTGACTTGTATAACTTGCCGACGCCGTAATACCAGTCGCTGTATATAATGGACAGCATTTGGCAAGTCTCGAGTGGCATCTTGACAATGTGCTTGTCGGGTAGGTTGCGGGCTGACTGTATTGGGCAGCGGTCGGTAACAAAGATATTCATACTATTATATTAGCAATGATTTACAAGAAAGACAAGTAATTGTCAGTAAATCAAGACTTACCTCCATCTATGATCTGTAAGTCTACCTTTCTACGTGCTAAGTCTATGCGTAAGACCTCATCCTCGATAACTTTACGTGGTGTATCGTATAAGTCATGCTCTGTTGCAAGTTGTGCTGCAATAGTGTCAATGTACAACCAGACTACGTCCCTGATAAAGAACCACTGATCTGTGTGTGACTTGGTTGACTCATTGTAACAAGCTTGAAAGAACTGATACATTGCAAATGTCCTAGGGTCTGAGTCAAGTAACTCATGGTGTACGCCGTCGTTGTGATCAGCGTAAAAGCTTAGCACCTCATCTCTTGTGACGTGATACCTTGCATGTTTCTTTGCACCCTCTGTGATGATGTCCTTGACGTCGAGTGGTGTGTATGTGTCCATGATAGCATCTGCTGCGTCTTGTTTACAATTTGTCATACTTCTTCTCCTTGTTTGTTGAATTTTTTATCTAAGTTTGGTACATATAAAATGCCATCGTCCTTGAGTAGTGATAGCATTTGAAAGAACCAATGATTATTGACTACGTGTTGGTTGTGAGTCAGTGTAGCGTAGTATTTCTGTGACCATTGTTGCATTAAATAAACTCCATTGATGGTGTAGTAAATAGACCAACTGCGTCTTGGTCAAACATCTCTTTGTATAATTGTGCAACACCCTCGACTTTGTCTCTGTTGCGTGTGTCAATGCTAACTATCTTGGTATCTTCTAAGTCAGACTTCCACGTTCCCGTTGCGTCTTGAATAGTGTAACCGTCGAAATTAGCGTCGAGTACCTCTTGGCAATACATCTGCCAGTCAAGGTCTGACACGCGGCCTGTCGGTGTGTTGCGGCCATAAGTTAAATGATATAACATGAGTGTGTGCGTCCTAGCTGTGATTGTGAATAGATTGTGAATTTGTGATAATTTGGTGTCATACTTATATTATAGCAAAATAATAATACTATGTAAATATAACTTAATAAAATGAAATAGTATCACCATTTGGTTTAAATATAGTTGCTTTTGTTGTATATTCACTAAGTTCAGCATTTAATAATGCATTTGCAATATGTTGTTCATTACATTGTTCAAATACAATATTATCTGTTATGTATTCTTTATACTCATCATATGGCATTCGCATTGTAACTACATTCTGTGTATCATCATCTAATGATTGTTCATAAGGTAATCCAATTGCATCTAGTAGTTCTTGACAATCAATATCTATTTCTAATTGAACTACATATTCTTTTATTTTAGTTGTCATTATTTATTCTTAATATGTTTTCTGAATACACTCTTGCGAGCATTTGTTATTGTTGAAGGATATACTGTATAGTTTACTTCTTTACAACTATCCTCTAGTTGTTTGATTGAATTATATAACTGTCTATAATATTCTGCTGAATGATGATAGAACTTAAACTTTTGTAGATCCATAACTAAACTCCTACTAATTCTAATTGTTGTATAAAGTTAGTGCCGTTGATTTGTAGACCTAGCATTTGTAAACTAATTAAATCATTATCTGTTAGTGTTTTCTTACCTGTTAAAGATTGTAAAGCTTGAGCTTGACACTCATCAGTAACATAGTGTAATGTTCTGCCGAAGGCTGTCTTAGGTTGAGTCTGAATGTTTGTCATCTGTTTCTCCTTTTCTCTTACACTACTATAATAGCATTGTCATCTGAGACTCAATCATTTTGTCAGCAGTATCACACAGTCTTATTGAGAACACAGTACTATCCAGTCGTGGTCTGCATTGTGCATTCTTTATTCTGTATACAAACGTGATTGTGAATATGTAACGCCTACAGATCACACAAAATATACACAACTATCAGCCAAAATAATAAATAATTACTGTTAATATACAGAATTAATCAGTATTATATAGTAATTCTATACCCCACTGGGGGGCTGTGCGTCCCGGCCGTGACGTGTATACGCTTCACAAAATTATGTCAAAATTCTAGAGGTAGTTCTAGTTGCATCTGCGGTGTATAATAGGTATCTGGTACGTTTTTACGTTGTTTACAGACATATGTAGTCCCATCTGGTCTTATATAGACCCTATCTGACTCATGGCTGTTATATAGCACCATATATCGGATCTTATCCTCTTTTTTTATCATATTAGTGGTTAGGAGTGGTGTATTGAGAGTTATCAACTCATATGATAACCGGTATAGGTAGGAGGAGATGTTAGTCTCCTCCATAGGGGTCGAGTCCACCCTTCTCTTCCCCTGTATACGTGAGGGATCGACTTATATCCACGTATTTACGTTAGAATTGCCTTCTAGACCCATTGCTTGCTCTCTTTGGTCCTTATCCATGCCCATTACGAGGTGATTAGCTGATCTATGTGGACATTCTAAGAAATCCTCTAATATAGACTCCCATTCCTCTCTTTTACGCTGTACAATGGTGTCGTGAGCGTTAATTGACATCGCATCTGTATAATACTTGATGCCTTGTGCTAGACAGTCTAATCTGTCATCATGTTTAACTGCACCCTTCTCACGGCACATACGACTCATCTGGTAGAAGAGCATGTAGAGAAGTCGACTTTCAGGAGGGGCGTCCTTGTTAGACGTATAGTCCCAGTCGATAACAGCACGATCCACAACAAGACGATGCTGGTTAAGCACAGGTTCAAGAGCGTCAATAATTCTGTCTTCTTTCCTAACGCTGGCACGAACCTCCTCGATATCGATATATTGTCTCGTTTGTTGAATATGTTTCTTAAATAGTTCACTTACAATACCATCTCCAAAGTTTGTCTCTATTACAAGTTTAGTTACGTTATACTTACGACAACCACGCAGTATGTTAAGCAGTGTATTGTCGCTGTAACCGTCTCTGTAGGCCCTCATTTCGTGTAGGTATACAAACCCATTGCGTTGGCTTAGGAAAGCTGCTGCAGTCTCGTCTGTACCTCTTCCAGAGGGGTCTACGGAACAAATGGTTTCGGAATATGGACCCCATTCTCCTTGTAGCTGCATGGGTGAGTAGAAGTAATCCCCGGGCAGTCCCACCGTAGGGGCGTCTTTGATAACGTTTTTTGGATCTGAACACCAGACCACGTTATCAGGAGCAGTAGTAGGGTTGACGCTAGTAACCACAAGGTCAGCCATTTTAAGAGGGAACTTTTCTGCATCTGATAAACTCGTATCTAATTGAAATTGAAGCATGTAGTTGCTCCGACCCATAGATGCTTCACGTTCTATTAGGTCCTCTTCGCTAAACCTGTCGGGATCTGTGACACTCCACTCGTCAGCTCCCATATCAAGGTCTTCCTGTATCTGTGGTGCTAGGAGTCCTTCGTACTGACTGAGTTTGGCTTTTCTTGGATATCGGGAGGGCCAAACAAAGGGACGATACGAACGCTCTGCCAGCTTACGATAAACAGTAAAAGTAGTCTGAGGAGTCCCGAGATACATAATACGGCTATCGTCCTTCGGGGTAAGGATCGACTCCGCTTCAGTACATAGTTGTAGTAGCTTTTCACGCATAAACTCCGTCATACTGTTACCCGGCACCTCGACGTCATCTAATACAATTAGGTCTGCACGAGATCCGGTTAACTGTCCTGTAATACCTACTGACTTAACAGAAGGTGCTTGGTGTGGTGAGCAGTTAACGTCAAACGATATACGTGACCATCTGCTCTCATCTGATTTAGGTTGTAAGTATGATAACCAAGGTGTTTCAATAATTAGTTTCTGCAAGAATATAGACATGTTATCTGCTCTTTCCTTAGATGCAGATATAATCATTATCTTTCTTTCGGCGTCATTAAATAAAGTCCAAAGAACAAAAGCACCAGTAATCCAGCTCTTACCAACTCCTCTAAACGCCTGTATCTGTAGTCGCTTGGGACCATTCTGCAAGTAATCTGCAATTGCATATTGTGCCCTCGTAGGTTGTGGTAGGTCAAGCTGATCCCACAATGCCTGTAGGAAAAGCTTGAAGTCTTCTTTAAGGGCGGTTACTATATCGTTATCTGTCATTTACTTTTACTAAAGGTTTCTGGATCTATATCCCATATTGTAAGTTGATCTTTGTCATATGGTTTTAATAAGTTATCTAGTAACTTCTTGCCACTTTTTTTCCTTACTCTAGTTCTAAGTATTTCTGGAACAGGTGCATCTTCTGCCATATAAGGTAAATAAGGTCCGATAGTATCAAGTTTATTTTTTAATAATCTTAAACCTTTTATTCTTTCCTCAAATGCTGAATCTAACATATCAAGCTTAACACTTAATGCCTGATCTGGTGTTGCTCCTGTAAAAGCCTCGTCTAGCCATGTTCTGCTAGCATCTAGAGCTACTTCTTCTGAATGTCTAATAATATTTGCAAACTGCTTAACTAAACCTTCTCTTTGCCTAGGATTCAGTCTTTTCATTCTAGCTGGATCTAGTAGCAGCTGTCCATACTTACCAAGCTGTTTTTCTAAAAACGGGTGCACAACATCTAAGTGAACACTTTTATGCAAAGCCATTAAGTTTTTAGGACTGTTTCCTAGTGCTAAACCTTCTTTCTGAAAGGTCTTAAGTAGCTTTTTACGCTGTATAGGTGATAGACCGTCGAACAATGATGCTGTAACACGTAAAGCTGATATGTGGTGTGCATGTATAGTTTTAGGATCTATTTTAAGATCTTGTAGACCGTCTAGGTAATCTTTAACTAGAACCTCTCTAGTTTTGTTAAACTGTCCCCAGTCAAAAGTCTCGTTTCCAAGGCCGGCTTTTATAGCTCTACGTTTGTACTGACTCATAGCCGGTTTACCAGCATCATCAATACCATACAACATAGTCTGTATATCTAGTTTATTGGTTCCAGTGAACCCTATCTTATTAAAATATTCTAGATTTTTCTTTGTTGCATTAACATATTTACCGCCACCCTTAATGCCTTCACCTCCAGCTGTTACACCAAACATACGTCCAGAAGGAGCTTCTTTAGCTATATTAAATATGCTTCTAGTTGTGTTAAATATCTCATCAACTATTGGGTCAATAACAAGTTTTTTAGCTGCTAAAGCACCGCCAGCTCCTAGCGTTTCTCCTATACCTTTAGGTAAAGGTAGATATTCTCCAAGAATACTACCACCAAGCATAGCACCTGTTTGACCAGCTTTCATGTCTGATAAGCCTTCAGAAATATCTGCTATAGTAAATTTTGGTAAAACTTTATTTACAGCCTCAAGCTGCCGTTGTGCTCTACCTTCATTCTGTCTCTGTCTTGCTTCGTTTAGCTTTCTTCTATTTATCTCAAACGCTGCTTCTTGCTCTTCTTCATCAGGACCAATAATCTCGTTGATGATAGCTGTAGAATCTACTTCTTCATTCATTGTATATGCTGTAGTATGGTTTGTTCTCGCTCGGTCTGTCCGAATGTCGACCTCATCCAGTCGAGCCAGTGAGTGCTACCTTTCGCCTGATTGCATCTGGTACACGAGGGTACAACATTCCTCGTAACGCTTTGACCACCCTTGCTCTTAGGTTGTACATGGTCGATTGTAAGGTTGTGTAGTTCATAAAATCCTCCGCAATAAACACATTGACAATTAAAATGCTCTTTTATAGCTCTTCTCCATAGTCTTTTTGACTCTGAACTTGTCATGGTTATTAGGTTGTGTAAATAGTAATCAGGTGTTGGTAGTAATGGTGTCATTAAGTTCGTCGTGCTCCGCCACGTCCACGGTTTGCTTTGCGTGATTCAGCAACCACTCTGCCACCTTTATGTGACATATCTGTTTGGCTGCCGGGTTTACGCTCTCTACGTATCTTAAGTAGATCACGTCTGTACGCTTTCTTCTCTGGTGTACTGTTGATAGCTCGCTGTGTGCGTCTATGCTTCTCACGTGACTCTTTGTTCTTTCTGTAGAATCTTGCAGTTCTACCGGGGTTCTTGCTTAGTTTAGGTCCGGGTCTTGCCATAAAGTCTGCTCTTTACTAATTCTGGATCTACCTTCGGTATTATCGAAGCTAGTTTGTCAAGTGGGCTACCTTCAAGAGCAACACCTGTTATGTCATTAGTTTTTAGCCAATCACATGCTGCTTTTAAGTCTTGAGTTTTTGCTTCGCCACACTTTATTTTACGTAAGAACTCTTGCGTAACAAGGTAGTGGAGTTCGTTAAAACTTTCCTCGCCAGCTTTCTTAGGTATTACTCTTGTATCTGTCATGTTATATCAAGTCCTTTTTTAACTATAGCTAACGCTTTGTCATCAAGGTTATTATCAGTTTGCTCGACTAGCTTTTCGAGTAGATCAACGACGAAGCCTTTAAACTTGTCACTTTTTAAAAATGTTAAAACGATTGGTTTTAGAATTGCTAGCATTTTGTTTAGGTAGTAATGATTGTATTGGTACTATATCTGAGCATATATGATATACTCTTGTATTAGGCCGTATAGCAAAGCCTCTTTGTTGCAGCTCTGCACACTTCAACGCTCGTACAAGCTCAAAGTCTAGCTGCATTTTTTCTTCTTGACGTTTAGCTATGCGTCTGCATTGCTTAAGACCTTCTCTGTCCAATGGCACCATAAAGTTAAGCTGAAATCCCCAGTTCTCACTTATGACGTATCCATCTGGATCTCTAGGTTCGGAATCGTTGCCCATGTAGAACGGACTAAAAGTCATAGTTGACCCATTGCATTGTATGTTAGGGCCGTACACCTGTCGTGACGATGCTCCATTGTTTTGGAATTGCACTGCCTGATTGGTGACATTACCAGTAGCTGCGGCCACTGGATTTGATTTATTAACTGTATCTCCTTCAGCATATACAGGTGCTACTGTGAGAACACAGAAAGCGATGTAGTAGTAGAGTTTATTGTATAGTTGCGTGTATAATCTCTTTGTTCTACTAACCCTGCTGCTCTTGTTGTTGTTTCTAAACTCCATGGGTTAGATGCGTTAGTTACGGAAAACGTTGTCCCGCTTGTTGTAATGTCTGCTGACGGAGTTATGTTTGTACCAGACCAAGTGTTTACGGCTGCACCGTATACTTGTACTTGCTCCGTCTCCACTATACTTTGAGTGGTAGTTGTTGTGCTGTTCATGCTCCCTGTTGTAAACTGAGGCGTGACAGTATTTGCTCTAGCTATGCTGGGTGATAACAGAGCCAAGAGAAGAATCCATTTCTTCATGTTTTTGGTGTGTCTTGTTTTTTCATCATTGGGCAAGTAGGTGGTTTACTACTACCATTTTTGCCAGTAGTAAGTCCGAATGTTGCCAAGGCCCCAGTAAAAACACTAGCGACAAAAGTAATATCAGAGTTACCTGATTTCTTTACCATTGGTATTTCTACATAGTTTAAGGTGATAATAAACCCAGACCAGACTACTACAGTTAACCGCACGATTGCAGCTAGTATAGCCATCTGCTCATCGTGGTCATCTACACTTTCTTTGATTTTTCTAAAGATGCCTTTCTTTTCTGGCGGTTTTGTTTCCATTTATTTATCTTGCCTTGTAAGAACTTTTGTATTTTTTCCTTTAGTGCGTTAATTATAGGTTGTGTAACAGTTGCAGCTGCTACAGCCGTGACAGCTGTAACAGACGCAGCAACTAAAACTTCCTGAGAGGGTAGAGTAATACTAGGTAATGGTGGAAAGTGTATTTTTGGGGGTGGGTTTTCTGTTGTCCGCACCTCTTCTGTGCCTTTGGGTCTTCGTAAATCGCTCGGAGGTACGACCAAAGGTTGATACGTGGGAACATCTGCTGTAGGGAGAGGTATTGAGGGGGTTTGTATAGTAGGAAAGGTGGGTATTTCCAATTATGTTCTACCAGCTTGTGATCCTGACCCAGACTGTGCTACAGAAATACCAGACCCTTTTTTAATTGAGAATCCAGCTGCAGCACCTCCACCGCCACTACCCGGTCCATAACGACTTATATGGTCTGACTGTTCAATATCTGTAAAGTCAACGTGAGTGTTGTTTCCGCCACTTCCACCAGATCCTGAGTTACCATAGTGGCCACCGCCACCACCTGATCCGCCGTGTCCATTTCTCATTATATTGTACCATTGGTGTGTACCATTACCACCACCTGATCCACCTTGTCTTCCGTGATTATAACCTTGGCCTCGTCCGCCGTTACCACCGGCACCACCTTCGTTATTAATCCATGAGTGTGCAGTACGGTAAGCGTCTTGGCCTTCACCGCCACCGCCACCGCCGCCACCTCCGGCACGGATTGTTCCATTATTAACAACACTTACACCGTTAGTAAGTATCTCTAATGCATCACCACCAGCCTGTCCAGCAGAACCAGATGGAGAACTATAAATACTAGAGTTATTACCACCGCTACCACCGCTACCACCAGCACCAGAAAGAGTACCAGAGTTAGTAATTACTAAGGTTCCTCCCATGCCTGCTGGTGCAGTCAAAGCGTTGTTACTTACTTGAGTTGCTCCAAGCTCTACACCACTAGGTACAGTATAAGACTTAGCTATATTAGCAGCCCAGTCAGATCCAAATACTGTTTGTAGATTTACATCTGTAGCATTACTTGCAGTGTATGCAATAACAGAACTTGTGCCATAGAAATCACTTATGTCTATAGCACCTGATCCGGGTACACCGTCAGCCGCCCCATAAAACTCGGATAGGCTATCAGGTGTATTACCAGCTAAACTGTCAAACTCGTTAGCTATTTCACTTATTTTTATTGGCCCTGAGTTTTGTAATGCCATTATGCACCTCCAGCACAGTCAGCCTTATGTTGATCTAGTTCTGCTTTCAGTGCCTTTACACTTTCGATAAGGACACCAACTAGCTTACCGTAGTCTACAGACAGTACTTCTTTACCTTCGTGGTCTACAGGTACAACTAGCTCAGGAAATACCTCTTGTACTTCTTGTGCTATAACACCAGATGATGGTTTATCTGTATGCAACCACTTAAATGTTACACCACGTAGTCTATCTACTTTCTCAAGCGGATCTTTAATTGTGTGTATTTCAGTCTTAAGTCTAGAGTCAGAGAATGCAGTTACGTCACCGGACGCTACTAAAGCACCTGTTACAGACACTCCGGTAGAACTTGTCTCAAGCTTTTTATTGCCATTGTGATGTAATTCTACTGCACCACCCGCAATACAATGGATATAATCAGCTCCACCATCTTTTTTTTCTAATTTTATATTACCATCAGATTGTATGTAAAAATCACCAGTATTGTTGTTTATATAACTATGGTTACCATCGTGATAAATTTGTAGGTCGTCACTATTTCCATATCTAGCTCTTACGTTGTCATTATGATCAAGATTACCACTCATTGTACCACCAGTATGGTTTAACTTGGTTCCTATTGAGTTAGTAACAGTTGTTGAGAAGTTAGCGTCATCGCCAAGTGCAGCTGCTAATTCATTAAGTGTATTTAGTGCACTAGGGCTAGAGTCTACAAGATTAGATATAGCTGTAGTTGTATAAGCTGTTGTTGCTACTTTAGTACTATTGTCAGATGCGGCCTGAGTTGTTGCTGTTGTTCCGCTTGCTATAGCACCGCCAGATATTCCTAAGTTACCTACAGTTGTGTTAAGTGCAGCTACATCTACACCGTCAACTGTTCCTGATACTGCAATGTTGCCTGTGACAGTCAACGCTCCAGTTGCAGCAGTTCCTGATGTAGATAAGTTTTGTGAACCAAATGCTGGGGCTACCTTAGTACCAGCTATAGCAGCACTTGCATTAACATCTGCATTTACGATAGAACCGTCTACTATATTAGCACTTGCTACGGTTACATCTGTTGGTAAAGCACCAGCTGCAAGTTTAGATGTTGTTAAAGAGTCTGCACCTAGTTTTCCAGCAATGGTAGCAGAGGTGACATTATTTAAGTCTTCTCTAGCTAGTGGCCGACCACCGGCTGTAGAACCGTCGTGTACTACAGCTGTGTCTTTTGTTGTATCTATTGTAACTTCACCCTCGGCCCCGGTAAAGCTGCTATGTCCAGAGGTTGATCCTCTTCTTAGTTTTAGTAATTTTGCCATTAAATTGTTCCGAAGTCAAGTGTCAAGTTTGTTGTTGTAATTACGTTGGGTGCAATAGTTTGTCCAGATAAAGCAGTAGCAATCTCAGCACCAGTTTGATCTGCCGTTGCGTTTGCTTCTATGTTATCTAGTTTAGCTCCATCTACTGATAAATCTCTACCATCAACAGTTTGAGAACCTGTAAATGTTATGTTACCGCTAAATTGGTTAGCTCCTAGTCCGGCTAAGTTACCTGTAGCTGTTACACCACCTTGCCACGCTGTTCCGTTGTACACTCTGAGCTCGTCAGATGTGGTATCAAAGTAAAGATCTCCAGCATCTAGTCCGCTTGTTGGTGCAGAACTAGCTACACGATATCTAGCAGCGAAGTCGTTGATAGTGCTAAGATTAGATGCAACTGAGTTGACATTAGATATAGAACCACCAACAGCAGTAATGTTAGAAGCATTAGATACTGCACTGTTTATGTTTGACGCATTGCTATGAACACTATTAACGTTAGATATATTACCACCAACATTATTAACATTAGCTATATTGTTAGCTACAGTATTAACATTTGTTGAAGCAGTAATAACAGAAGTAATGTTAGATATATTATCTGCAACTGTTTTAATAGGATCATCCTTAACAGTTATGGTGTTACCCATAGCATTACCGTGTAGAGTACAGTAGTATCTAAGTCCTGTAGGCTGTGTCTCTGGTATTGTAATTCTAGTATACGCACCAGCACTACCCGGTGTGCCTACTACTGTTACGTTAGTTGTGTAGCTGCCTGCATCTGTCTTAAATCTAAGAGGATGGTTTGCATTACTACTGTCACTTTGATCAAACGTATATGTCCAACCTTTGTACAACTCAAGAGCTTTAGCAGGGTTTGATGTATCACCATCTACTACATACTTGTTACCGCTCGAGGTAATGACTGTAATCGCTAAAGTTATTTCATCCTCTAGTGCATCTGCTACTATATCTAGTGAACCGTTTGAGCTACCTGTAGTAACTGGATCAGTAATTAGACCTAGATCTTCTTGGAAGGTTACAGCACCTGATACAATAGCTATATCATTTAGTACCGCCTGTGTAGGAGTAACAGCTGACCATACGCTACCAGTATATACACGTATGTTATCGTTACTGCTATCATACCATAAGTCACCTTCTTGTAAAGCAGTACTATCTACTCTTGCTGTAGGTGCACTACTACTAATTATATATAAATCTGCAAAGTTATTTATATCTGTTACATTGTTTGCAGCAGCTGTAATAGCTAAAGCGTTAGCTGCAACTGTAGTAATCTCTGTTGCTTTCGGTACAAGTCTATGGAATGTGTACGTATGTAATGTAGTTGTGGATTCTACTAATACACCGAAGCCTGCTGGCAATGTAGTTGGTACGCCAGTAATCGTAATTGTAGCATTACTAGAAGCATTACCGTTAGCAATAGTAACAGTTGTACCACTAGGAGCACGAGCTGTGCCAATAGAAGTAATACTTAAAATAGCTGCCTTACCGCTGGATGCTTGCGGGTTAGTATCTGGGAAAGAAGTCTCGTTAGCAATAGCAGTAAAACCACCGACATCATCGACAAGGTCAATAATACGGGCATTGATAGCAGCTGTAGTAGCCACGAATGCATCAGAGTTAGACCAAGCAACTCCACTAGCAATAGTCTCACTAGAGTCTTGTCTAAGGAACCTAGCTTCTGCTTCTGTTTCTGTGTAGTATCTGCCATCTAGTGCTCCCCCTGTTAGTTCTGATTCTGTATAGTATCTACCGTCTAGAGATCCGCCTGTAAGCTCTGTCTCTGTAAAGTATCTGTTATCTAGTTGCCCAGCATCTAGCTCTGTTTCTGTATAGTATCTGTTATCTAATGTACCTGTTGCTATTTCGGAGTCAGTAACTGCGTTAGCTTGTATATGTTCAGCACCTACAGCATCATCCTGTATGTTATCACTGTCTATGCAGTCACCAGATAGATGTACATGATCAATAGATCCATCTACATAATGCTCAGAGTCTATTTGATTATCAGCTATAAGTGCATTAGTTATCTGATCTGCAGCTATATGTTGTGTATCAATAGACCCATCTACATAGTGTTCTGAGTTGATAGAGTCGTCAGCTATGTTATCACCGTCGACTGCATCGCCAGCTAAATGTACATGATCTATACTACCATCTACATAATGTTCTGAGTCAATGCTGTTGTCCGCTATTTTACTACCGTTTACAGCATCAGCTACAATAGCAGCTCTGTCTACAGAGTCGTCTGCTAATTCATTAACTGTTATAGCATTGTTTGCTATTTGTGTAGCAGTAATAGTATCGTTAACTAGCTTACCACCTGTAATAGTAGTGTTGGCTATGTCACCATCAACTATTGTACCGTCAGTTATCATCGTAGACGTTACGGTACCTGTGTCTCCTGTAGTAACAACGTTACCAGACACATTAGGAAGAGTGATAATTCTATCAGATGTAGGATTTTCAACTTCTAAAGTAGTTTCGTGAGGATCATCAATATCACCTTCAAACACTATGTCAACACCCTTACCTAATAATAAGTTAGCTTGCATAGTGTTACCACCAAGAATACTTAGGTAACGATTGTTTACCTCTTGTGTAACAAAAAGGTTCTGCGTAAAGTTATCGTTCAGATCTTCTGACTTAATGGCAGAACCAGCAAAAAATGTAGCTGTTAGATCATCAATACCCGTTTCTCTAAATATTAAAATGTTATCTCCGTTTGCCGGAGCAGTATTAAATTGTAATGTCGTAGCATTAGTTAATGTAAATGCTGTAGTTTCGACTGCATTTATAGACGCTTTCACGTCAGATGCCTTAAGATATGAAAATGTAAATGAGTAAGTGGTGGTGGAGCCATTACCTGTAAAAACGTTTTGTGTAACAGCCATGTGTTAGTTACCGTGTTCTATAAGATTTTTAAGTTGTGCATCCTTCTTTTGTAATTCAGATGCTTGATCTACGCGACCTTCTCTCATAGCTTGTTTAGCTAACTGTGCATTAAAGATAGCTTGTTGTATAAGAGGTTTATCGACTAGGTATTTCTGTTCAGCAATCTTTTGTGCTTCACGTACTAATTGATCTAAGTCTCTATGTAGGGGTGACAAATCTGTTTTTAATTTTATTGTATCCTTGTCTGGTCTATAATTACCTCGCAAAGCTACAATAGATTTAACTAATTTTTTATATGACTTATTCTTCATTATACGCATAACCTGTTTATCTAGTCTCTGCTCTCCCATGTACTTATTTATAATCTCACGATCTTCTGGTTTCCACTCGTATGAGCCTGAGCTATCATATCTTAACATATGTATACCTGTATAACCTATGTCACGTAAGAATACTTCCCATGGTTCTTCTGGATCACTAACCTTTACAGGGCTAATAGCATTAAGTGCTGACAATACAGGGTTCTCAATGTCTCGTATAGGTTTACCATTCCATGGATTGATTGAATCAGGCAACTGTCCTTTAAGTCCGGGAAATCTATTTTTAAAGAAGTCTTGAATATCAGTTCCTATGTCCTTTTGTGCACCTTCGATTGCATTAGCAAGCACACCGAAGCTACCACTAAGAGGTACTGTAGATACAGCTGCTCCAGCTAGGAACTGTGATACTGCACGTTCATTACCGTTAAGCATGTCAAATACTTTCTCGAGACCATACAATGGTGAATCATTTAAGAATGTAGCACCAACAGTCCATGAGATTTTAGACATCCAGTTTTCTAATAAGTGCTCATCCATGTCACCCATGTAGTATGCTAAGTCAGCTATAGGTGCAAGCACATGCTCAATACCTATAAGACCTTTGTAGCTTACATATCTGTTACCTATTTTTATTGTTTTAGGTTCGTGACCTAGATCTCTTTCTTTGTTTCTACGTGATGCATTGTAGTGGCCATTACCACGTATGTTACCAGCAAGAGCGTATTGGAATAAAGTAAATGTAAGTAAGTTAGCAAACGCCTGCCTACCTATATACTCTGCACGTAAGTTCTCAAAGATAACCTGAGCGTTAGGAGTAGTAGACATATTAATACCATGATCCATAAGAGCTTCTGCTATATCATCTGCTGTTCTAGCATATATAGTTTTAGCATACTTATTAATACCCGGTATAGAAGATATAGGAGTATAGGACAACCCAGCTTTCATGTAGTTAGAAGCTGTACGTGGGAATGCCATTATCTCTTTTAGTATAGGATACGCTGTAGTTGCATCAGTAAGATAATTAGATAAGCCATCATCTATGTTTAGCTGTATCTCACCAGCCATTGCTTTTACTACATCATTCTTAACTAGACCGTCAGGATCAAAATACTTTGCATAGTTTTCTGCCTCAGCTTGCTTCAACATTTTTAAGTTTGGAAAGCCTTGGTCAGCCATAATATCAGCATATGAGTTGACACGTGATAAATAAGTAGCAAGGTGTGTGTTAGTAAACACGTCAGGAAATACCATACCAGTCATACCAAAACGTAGCCACTTCATGCCAGCCATCTGTTTCAGTGTAGATGCTATCTTGTACTGATAAGCTCTACCCCAGTTACCTTCCTTCTCATATACCTTAACCATATCCTCCATAATATCCCATGACTTATCTGTTTTAAATACAAAGTCCTTACGAAATGTATTCATCATAGCTTTCGGATCAGCATGTGTCTTTTTCATCATCCTGAAAGCATCAGTTAAGGCACGTCTATTAGTCTCGAATACAGCAGAGTTATAGTATAGCGTACGTTTAATACCCTCTACATTACCTGTAACAGCATGGCCTAGTAATCCATTCAGTGGCCTCATCAGCAACTGTACACCATTACCAAGTCCAGCATTAAATGCAGATATACCAGATAACATATTATTATATCTTACACCCCATGTAGCCTTAGCAAACAAGTTCATGTTCTTAGGGTCAGGACTTCTAAGTAGTCCTAAAGGTGTAATCTGACTTGCTGCCCACTTATGTAGTTTAGCAAGGTTGTCAACGTCACCGTTAGTAGCTGAGAAAGCATCCATCAATGGCTTTAGTGCTTCTGGAAACTCTTTTTGTAGACGTTTTAGTTCTTTTGTAAATGCTCTGTTCTTAGCGTGTATGCTGTTTTCTGCAGCTTGGAACTCTCTAGTTAGACCTTCTATAGCTGCTGTTGCACTAGCTGGCGGTGTCTGGTCAAACCAGTTTTTATTACGTAGCTGCCAACCAGATATGTATTTATTAACTGCATACTCGTCAAGTAGAAATTCTAGCTTACCTATGATAAGATCCATAGCACGGTTTCTATCAACCGATGGTGCCATTTCATCAAGTGCATTTGCAAGTGTATCTACTTCTCTTCCTAGTGTATCCATAACTCTAGCCGATGATTCAGCTATAGGTCTACCTAAGAATCTGTCAAATAGATATTTAATAGCAAAGGCTGTACCACGTATTGTATCTTCTGGTGCATACTCAACTTTGTAAAGTCCGCCTAGTAAATTCTTGACGTCTTTAGTAGTCATAAATAGCTCACGTAGATCTTCTACGGTAGGTGCAGATATAATATCATTAAAGATACCCCACGCTGCAGAGTTCATCTCTTTGCTACCCCATCTAACGCCATCTACAACACCGTCAAATCTACCTATCAATCTAGAAGCTTCACCAACACCCATAACAACATCACGAGAGGTTGAGCCTACCATTAGACCTTTTCTTCTCATACTAGGAGTTATGATAGGAGCAGGGTCACCAGTAGAAAAGTCAGGACCATTCTTTATAGATGTAGTATCTGCCATGTTCTGTGCAACATTACCCGGAGGTACGCTTTGTTTAGCTTTTTGTGCATCAGTTAATATGTCAGCGTTAAGATCAGGATCTAGATTATTAACATTAAGATCCAACTCTAGTTGCTCAAAGTCAGCTAGTTTATTCTCAACAGCTGCAGTGTTCTCTAAGTCTGCTATAGCATCTTCTCTACGTACGACATCATCTATACTATCTACACCATTTAGAGCGTCTTCTAGTTGTAGCTTCTCATTAATCAGTAGATCTTGTGTAGCTCTACTCATGTTTGCGTCACCTAGAGACAACAACTCATCGATCTCTTGTATACGTATTAGTTTTGCTTCATCAGCACCTAGTTCTATATTTAGTTGTTTGTAAGCAGCTGATGCTTCATCCAAAGGCTCAAACCAGTCCATAGTTTTAAAACCTCTTTTAAGGTCTGCGTAACCACCTATAACACTACCAAACGCTGCAAAGGGTGCAGCCTCTAGTGTGTTCTTTAGTTTACGCATCTGTGGACTTGTACTGTTATTAGTTCTAAAAAAGTCTAGTAGTGGTAGACGTCCGCCCGGGCCAAATGTTTTAGGAAACATCTGACTTAGATCGTCAGTCATAGTCTGTTCATCAGATATATCGTTTAGGTATGTGATACCCATATCTAATATACCGTGAGCAGTACCAGTAGCTAGTAGTTTATTAAACCAAGGTTTACTAAGTAAAGCACCTCCAGCAAACTTGGCATTGATAGTGCCTTGTACAGCATTACCTCCCATAATACCGGGTATAACAAGTGATGATAGCCTACGTAAGGCTTGATGTACATCATTATCAAACATAGTTGCTTGATCGTACTTCTCATCTACTTTATCAAATCCCGGAATAATAGCACCTAACGTATCCATAGCAAAGTCTATTGTACCCACCCCGGGCACAGACATTCCTTCAAATAGATTCTTTAGGTGATTGCCCGGTGTTGTACCATACATGCTGGTGGCGTTAGCACGTGTATTATCACGAACTTCTTGTGTAGATAGTCCATAATACTTTTGATTAAATTCTTCCTGTAGTTTAGTTTTCTCTTCACCTCTTGGCATACCCCACCATGTTTTATACTCTTGTCTCATAGTATCATGGTTTTCTTTGATATCCAAATCTACAGAGCTGTTACCAAACTTTGCTCCGAAAGGTGCAGAGAAAACAGGAGTACCAGTTTTTGTAGGTACTTGTTCTTCTTCTTCGCGAAAAAGATTTAGTTCTAGATTTTCTTCTTCGTTCATTCTGTCCTCTGTAATTGTTCTCTAAGAGCAGGGTTTAGGAAAAACTCCCATGCTTGTGTTCCTGTTTCTTTTTCTAGTGCTTGTACACATACACTGAATGCATCTGCACCGACATCACCTGTAGCAGTAGCACCAAGGAAATCATCACACCATTGTTTAGCACCCCATTGTATTGCATTCTTTTTAAACTCAGCATCTATATCTACTCGTTGCCTTAGCTCATTCTTAAATTTAACAGGGTCTACATCACCCATCTGTTCGTTTGCAATATGATTTAATAATCTATTATTTGTAGGTTCATCTTTTAAGAAGTTATATAGATCTAGATTTGATATACCTTTATTATTAACCTGTTCCTGTATTAGATTAAACAAAGCTGTTTTTCTGTTATCACCTTTTAGCTGTCCACCAAATGGTCCAGTTAGCTCATCACTAATCTCTATAGAAGTTGTATTACCAAATACCTGTCCAGCGTCTCTAACAAATATAACACCACCTTTAGTAGTACGTTTCTGTCTAAAGATACCTTGTCCACGATAACCATCATCATCAAAGTTTGCTACTTGACCATCTTTAATGCCTAACAAAGCATCTACTGCAACCACTGCTTCATTGTATCTTTCTTCTACAGACCTATTAGATCCTGCAGTTTCGGCAAAAATGCTTAGTGTTGCACCTAGTATTTGTTGTGCTTTGTTCGTAGAAGAATCGTCTTGTACCTGAGTTAGCGAGTCGTGACCATATACTTTTCTTAACTTGTCCTTAAATGTATCAAGTAAAAGGTTGTCAAGTTTGTTTACTTCTACACCTTTGCTGTATGCTAAATCTTTTATATCTTTTACAATAAATCCAATCTCTTGATTTTCGTCAGAGTATGATGTAGCCCATGACATGTAAGCTGTCATTAAATCGCCACGTCTGTAAGCTTTAACTAAATTACTGTTGACTGTATTTACGTCAATCTTATCAGTAGCAAAACCTATAGCTGTACCGAAAACTTCTCTAGCTTTTGGATTGCCATTACTAGATGACCAATCGTTCCAGAACTCTTCGTTAAACTGTTTACCGTCTTTGCCTTTGTAATCGCCGTTTAATAACCTCTGTTCAAACTCTGATGCTGCTGCTTTGTGTTTAGCATCCTGTATAATCTTACTAGTTTTTTTATTCTTCTCGTGTGATTTAGACCACATCTCGTAGAACTCTTGCTCAAAGTTAGGGAATCTACTTAACAGACGATCATTCTTACCGTTACCTTTAGCTCCGTTTAGTTGCCATCCATTCGGATTTGTAGCAGTCTTACCTAGTAGTACTTCTTGAGCCCGTAGTAATCCACCAGCTCCAGAAAATCTTACATCGTCTACGTTTGCTTCAACCCAGCTTTTGTATTCAGACATAGGGTTGACACTTAGATTTCTAGAGTATACCCCTTGTTGATTTTTAACTGGTATAGCTACAGTTTGTGTATGTACATGTTTCCATTGAGCATTTGCTTCTTCGTATGTACCACTTTTTAATGCAGCTTGTATTTTATCTACGCCAGTATCTATAATCTCTTTACGTTGTAGAAACTCTTGTTCTAAAGTTAGTTGGTTTTCTTGAGTTAATGCTTTGGCTCTAGCATACTTTTGCATCTTTAAGCCTAATTCTGATTTAGGATCATATCCCAAATTTTCTATTAGCTGTAAAGTTTTTTGCTGTGTATACCTAACAACATTAACTTTGTCAAGTTCTCCTTCTATTTCACCATACCATTGATCCTGTATGCCATCGTAGCCTTGTTCAAAAGCATTATACAATAACTGTTGAAGTACAGGGTTTCTGGTATTTATTGTGTTTCGCAAAAACGTAGCGTTAACCTTAGCATCAATGTCACCTTTTCTAGCACGTTCTTCTTCGTCAAACTCTCTATTAACAATATCAGTAAAAGCGTTAGTTTGATGCAGTCTTTCGTTAATACCAAATGCTGCGTCTAGTGCACCACTTTTAGTTAACTCCTCAAACTGATCTATAGCTTGTTCAGTATCTAAATACTTTTGTGTGTTGCCTGCTAGAGTAGAAAAACTTTTAGCAAGGGTAGGACTAAGTCTTTGCCATACGCTTGCTAATTTTTCATACTCTTTACTTTGTCGCTGTAGTCCTTGTATCTCGGTATCAGCGTTTCTTTTTATAGCTTCAGATCTAGCTTTGAAAGGTGCCTCTATTTCAGTTTTATAGATTTCTTTTGCATTCTGCTCTTGCAGTTTTGCGTTTCTTTCATAGCTAGATATCTGCATCTTGTCTATGTTAAATTGCTGCGTAGCTTGACGCTGCATTGCGTCAGTCGTAATTCTAGATTGCATTTCTATGGGTCGTAACCCTGCATCTATATTCATACGGCTGAACCTACCACCTTTGCCGTAGCGTTGTGGTTTTTTAATTTCTGCCATTTGTTAACTTAGAGATTTTGTAATTGCACTAGCTATATCAGATGCTGCCCCAGCAAGGCTAGTAATACTTGTACCAAATGCTCCAGCTCCAGCTGCTGATACATTCATCATAGCTCCACGTATAGGATCAGGACCAAAATCATAGTCTTGATACACTCGAGGTAACATAAATGTAGCTTGTGGAGTAGGTAGAGGTGCGACAGGCATAGGTAGTATACCGGGGTCTAGCATTCTTCTAGCGTATGCATTTAGATCAGCTACTGTTCTGTCTTGACTAATTTGATTTAGTGCACTATTAGAAGCAGCTGTTGCATTCTTTAATGATAGATCTAGTAGTGATAAAGATGTAGCTGCTTTGAGTGTAGCCACACTTCTAGCCTTATCTACTGATCTACCTGTCTGGCCTCTTGCTCTAATCTGACCTTCGGCCATTAGACCGTCGATATAAGCTTGGTTTTTTTCGTATCTTTTTTCTGCCTTTATTTCTTTTAGCTGTTGAAACTCATCGTTTTGTGCAGATTTTTCTGCTAGTGAGTTAATGTCAGTCTGATACTTATAGATATCTTCTGACTTTTGGAATAAACGTTCGTTAGTATCTTGTTGTTTATTACGTATTTGCAGTTGATAGTTATATTGGTTAGCAGCTGTTGCATCTTTAAATGCTGCTAGCTGCCCTTCTTGTCTAGCTCTTTCTTCTATTACCTTTACTTGGTATGCACGATCAGCAAGCATCTTATCCTTGTTCATCGCGTGAGCTTGTTTATTGTATTGATACTGAGCTTCTATCGCTTCGTTCTGCGTTCTAGCTGCGTCTTCAGCAGCATTTTTAGATTTATTAGCTCCATACAATCCAATAACACCACCAATAATAGCTGGTAGTATAGCCATTAAGTCCTCCTGTAAAATCTAGGTGAGTATATACCTTCCCACATCATGCCGTTTACAGAGACAGGGAATGGCGAATCGTTAAATAATCGTAGTGTAAAGTTATCTGTTTTCTGGTGTATAGGTAAAGTAAATATAGTGTGATCAGAGATGGCAATATCGTTTGCTAAATATTGATCTGCTAATATAACTGGGTTAAGGTTATACCACTCATCAAGAAATATAACTATCTTAGAGTTGTTAGCTGGTGCAGAACTAAATGTAATTTTAGGTACATTACCACTTGTAGTATCTATAGTAAATGCAGTAGTTACCACATTATCTACTGTTACTCTTACTTGGTCATCATCTACATAATTTAAGTCATCATTAATCCAACTAAAAACTGTTGTAGATCCATCACCTGTATATTCTTTTTTACCTTGACGTACACCTTTTGACTTTAGTTTAAATGCCATAACTCCTGATAATCCTACGGCAAACTTCATACGAGCTATTGTAAGATTAGCAGTAAAGTCACTAATCTGCATTTTGTCATCTACTCTATAGTATGTCTTAGGTAATATAATGTCAAAGTCAAACTTATAACCTACTATAACATCACTTGCTACACTTGTCAAGTTCTTAAATGGCACCTTAAAAAATGTTTGACCATTCCTAGCACCACCAGATTGTACTACACGCTCAGGTGTAAGAGTAAAACCAGACTCAATAAACTGTCCTGTAGCTGTAGTACCTTTAATAATCAGCACCGGTGTTAGATTGGTAGCATCATTAAAAGGTATAAAGCATTTAGAAAATTCACCAGCTGTGTCAAACTCGACAGCGGCAGCTGTAGCATACAAGTCTATACAAGGATTAATTTTTGTACCATCATTGTTAACAATAATAGCATCCTCTGGACTCTGACTTAAACTAGCTTTAGTTAATGTAAACTGACCACCTTGTTTTGTAACAGCAAAAAATTCATCAGAATCTGTAGCTATAGTTTGTACATTACCGGGTGCCTCCCAGTTAAACCATGACTGTAACTTAATTTCTTTACCTTCAGTAAAAGATCTAAAGAAATATATGTAACGTGTTGATTGTCCTGACAAAGCTATAAACTGGTTCTGTGCACTAGCGATGAGTGTATCTATACCAGAAGGTACCCACTCATTTACTACACGTCCGATATCAACTACTTGTGGGTTTTCGTTTTCTCCACGTGTAACCATGCCGAAGATCCGTGTATAACTAGGGGTTTTACTGACAAAGTTAATTGTAGTACCACTATCGACAGGGTCAATAATCGTATCCATTTCATAGTTAGCAATCGCTCGTATAACTGTTTTGGTTGGTGTAAGTATACCATCATTAGATCCCATAAGAAACTGTTGGTTTGCACTAAATAGTACAAGACCCTGTGTAGACGGTAATACACTATGTAGTGCAACTGGTTTAACAGTACTAGCACTTAGATCTATAGGATCTGCGTCAGTTACTGCCTGTGCAGTTGTATGATAAAAGTCAAAAAACTTACCTGACTGACTCATTGATACTGTATCAGCAGACAAGAATCCTAATCTATTGTTATGGAAGAATGATTGCTGTATCTTACTACCTACAAATGATGGGTGTTTATTAGTTTCATCATCACCTACCTTACGTGCTGTCCATGTTACACGCTGAAATGTAAATGCATTTGTTCCTGTATTGATTAGCTCATGTGGCATAGTAGCTGCATCAAGTCCTGTTGATGTGTCAGGAGCTAGTCCTTCTTTCCAGATACCCGGTCCAGATGTACCATTATTAGCTTCAAACTTTAGATAGTATGCACTTGTTAATGCACCACTGTTAACTATTTTTACACAGTGATTATGTGTTGACTCTTCTGGCAACTCACTTAATGTAGGAATCTCGTCTTGAAATGTAGTTAACTGATTAGCAAAAGCACCACCCACACCGGTCAGCGTAAACGCAGCATTACGTGTTAGGCGTATATTATCTTTAAGTTTTGTAGTTGTAAGTCCTGATATATTTAAGTTATCTATAGCAGTTTTAATTTTACCTAATGCGTCAGAGTATGTATCATTGTTATCTGTTGTAACTGTCCAAGTCTGACCAGCAACGGCACCACTATATGTCGTATCTGTAGACACACCTGTTATTTTATATGTGCCTTGTCTGTTAGCATTAAATGTAGGATCAGCTGTTTTGTTAGCTGTGATAATCTTGTTAGTTATAATTGACTTGTCCTGTACAGTCAGTATGTCATAGTCTGTACGTGTTGCTGTAAGGTATGCCTGTGCCCCTGTACCGTACGTTACCGTAGCTGAAGCAAAGGTTACAGCATTCCATATTGCAATGGCCCCTGTAGAGCCACCTGATGCTGGTGTAATAGCACCTATGTATTTTTCTGTGTCAGTTCTAGATATGAAGAACCATTTAGCGTTGTCGTATGTGGTGCCTGTACCTAGATTACCTATGTGTTGAAGGCCGGGGCGTTTAGTCAGACCAAACGTTGGGTCAGGATAAGCGTTGATACACTCTTCTACTTGACCCGGTAGTTTTTTATCGTCTGATTGTCTAGATACTCCACCAAGATAATTAACAACTCGTTGAGTAACTGATGGCATTATCGTTGTAAAGCGTGAAATGGTTGATAAGCTTGATATACAGGTTGTGCACCTTGCTGATGTCCGAACATAGTAAACTGTCCTTGGTTAGTTTCATACTCCATAGCCAAAGCTCTTTGCTGTATTTCTTGTTGCTGTAGACGTTTATACTGGTCGTCGTCACCTACGATCTTACTAGATACAATACTAGCTGATCTAGCTACAATGTAGTTTCGTATAGGATCTGGCAGATCTATAAAGTCAAACTCCCATACTACGTCTACTTCTATAGGGCTGTAGTCCCATTTAAAAGTATGATTCTGTCTGTCATATAATTTGCCTGATCTCCTAACTCCGTTGAAAGGTGAGTTCTGTGCATTTTCTGTTAACTTAATTTGTATTATATTGTTAGGGATCTCTATTTCGTTATCAGTGTTTGTTGTAAACTCATAGTGATCCTCTCTGTTAAAAGTCCAGCCCTCTGATTGTACCTCTCGTGACACCTGTAACAGTGTTGAATAAGCAATCGCAACTTCCGGGTTGGTTTGGTCTAATGTAGTTACAGGAGCTTGACCACATGACGTTAGTATTTGGTTTATAGCTGGTAGCTCTTGTGTAGCGTTTGTGGTTGGAAAAGGCATAATAAAAAAAGGAGGCCGAAGCCCCCTGTATAAAGAATAAATTAGTTGCTGTTTTCTGGGTATGTGTTACCGAATGTTGCGTTACCGGTAGATCCAGTAGCAGCACCAGCAACAAGCTCTACGCATGCAGCAGGGTTTAAGAAGTCTGCACCCATTGCAAGACGTCCTAGAATCACATCACCTTGGTAGACAACTGAAACGTCGCCAGAAGTAATCTGAACCTGTGGTCCGATAGCTTCTACAACACCAGCGGCTTCCTTTTGGAAGATTAGTCCGCAGCTGTTAGCGAAATCTGTTGCGTTACCATAGTTATTGTTAAGACCTGTTACGGACTTTCTACCGTCCTCTGCAGTCTCTCCAATAAAGGAACCTGTGTTTCCGGGATCTGCTACACCGGGGTTTGTTGCAGACGCAGATCCGTACTTAGTACCGTATGATCCGAAGAATGGGATGTTCATTGACTTGAAGATCTTGATGCCTGCAATCTCAATGATTCCGTTTCCGGACTGTAACGCTGTACCTTGTGCGTCTCTGTTGACAAGACCGTTAGAACCGACAGCTTGTATCAATTCGTAGTATTGTCTTGGGTTCAACACAGCGACTCTACCATCAGTAGAAATTCCCTTTTCGTCAAGGGCAGCAGCAGCATCATAGAATGCTTCTATTAGCTTAGCTGAGTCGTATGCGTTGTTAGCCTGTGCAGAAGTACCGACACGGATTTGTGTTCCGCCGGGCTCTACAAAACCAGACTTAGAAACTGGAGAAGCTTGTCTAGCACCTTTAGCGATAGCTCTGAAGATAAGTCTATCGTACTTTTGTGCAAGAGCATAACCAATCTTCTTGGAAATCTCTCCTCTCAATTCATAGTGTGCTAGTGTTTCATCTAGCTCATATACAAACGCTGAACTGATTAATAGGTCATCGATTGTAATGGTTTTCTCAGCTACTGGTGGTGCACCATCTGTGTTACCTAGTATGCTGTTGCCGGGTGTATGATACTCGGCTTTTGTGCGTCCAGTGTAGATGAACTGGAGACTCTTACCGTTAGTAAGGGTTCTCTTCATTACAAGGTCTCTAGCAATAGTTTCATGCTGGAAGCCTTTGAACATCTCTCCACTGAACAGCTTTAAATAAAGTGCACGGGAATCACCGGCACTATTAAGTTGACCCGGACGTGTAAGAGCCGTGGTCAATGTGCTATTCTGTTGAGCCATTGTTATGGTTAAGGGTTATATTTGCTTTCCTGTACAGAATTTTTTGATCATTGTTTGTGGTCTATCCCACCGTCTAGACGGCTTAAGGTATCCAGCGTACTGGGCAAAAGCCAATAGGATAGGGAGGACTCGAACCTCCCAGTATGCCATTTACCTGTTGGGTGTATATTCTATGCCACGATACTTAAGTTTCATAGCTCTAGCGTGATCTCTTTGCTCTTTGATTCGAGCTTGTAGTTCTACTTGAGTCATAATTATCCTCAGTACCTGACCCCCGTTCCATGGTCAGATTGCATGCGTCCTAATCAGGATGAACGGACGTGGCTTTTAGATATGCTTTCACATCTGTGGGTGTATCCATATGCTTAATTTCTATATTGCCTGCAACAACTAATCTTTCTTGATCTGATTCATTAGGTATTACTTCATGCCATAACCACGAGGGAAAGCATATAAGATCACCTTCATCTTGTTTAGGTAAATAGTAATCACCTTTTAAATTTACAAATCTAAACAAAGGCTTGTCAGTAACTTTTATAAAGTGAACAAAGCTTAAATCGTTGCTAAGGTCAAAGTGATGGTGCACAGTATGTAATGATTTATGTACATATAGCTGTGCCCAATAAGAATATGAGTAAACAGAAGTTTGGTACAACCCAACATCTTCTAATAAGTTAGCCAAAATTGAGTCATAGGATTTATTCCATATACTTTCTGGATAATACTTATTAGAATAACTGGTATAGTTCTCGCCATATGGTTGATGTTTCTTAAACTGTGAGATAATATAATCAATCTCTTCGTGTGGAAACTTAATATTTTTATGACTCCAGTGTGGTGGTGTGAACATTATCAGTAGTAGTTGAGTGGGTACGTTGCCAGTGTCGAGTGACACCAGACATAATAAATAAGTTAGTTATCAGAGTTATCGTTGTCAGAAAGTTCTTTATCAGTTTCTTTCTTCTTCTCTTCCTCTTCTTGATAGAAGCCATAGCGGGTGACAGAGGCTTGCATTGTAGAATTTTGGTGTGCCATTAACCTACTGCTGGTGCTGTAAGAGCTACAGGTGTAGACTCAGCTGCTGCTAGGTCTAATGGGAAGTTGTGTGCGTTACGCTCATGCATAACCTCAAAGCCAAGGTTGGCTCTGTTTAAGACGTCAGCCCATGTAGGAACTATCTTACCATTTGCATCAGATATTGACTGGTTAAAGTTAAAACCATTCAAGTTAAATGCCATGGTAGCTATCCCCATAGAGGTGAGCCATATGCCCACGACTGGCCATACAGCCAGAAAAAAGTGTAGAGCACGAGAATTGTTAAAGCTTGCATATTGAAAAATTAGTCTGCCAAAATAACCATGAGCAGCCACGATATTATAAGTCTCTTCCTCCTGACCAAACTTGTAGCCATAGTTCTGAGACTCCAATCCAGTAGTTTCTCTAATGAGCGAAGAAGTAACGAGACTTCCATGCATAGCAGCGAAAAGAGCTCCACCGAATACCCCAGCAACGCCGAGCATGTGGAACGGATGCATAAGGATATTGTGTTCTGCTTGGAATACGAACATAAAGTTAAAAGTACCAGAGATACCAAGAGGCATACCATCACTAAAACTCCCCTGTCCGAAAGGGTAGACTAAGAATACAGCAAGAGCTGCTGATACTGGAGCTGTGTAAGCTACAAAGATCCAAGGTCTCATTCCGAGTCTGTAAGATAGTTCCCACTGTCTTCCAGCATAGGCTGCTATTCCTATCAAAAAATGAAAGACAACAAGTTGGTAAGGTCCGCCATTGTATAGCCACTCGTCAAGTGTGCCGGCTTCCCAGATGGGGTAGAAATGTAGTCCGATTGCGTTAGAGGAGGGGACGACTGCTCCTGATATAATATTGTTTCCAAATAGTAAGGAACCGGAAACTGGTTCGCGTATGCCGTCAATGTCTACAGGCGGTGCTGCGATGAAAGCAAGTATAAAGCAAGTGGTTGCTGTTAGTAAAGTAGGTATCATAAGAACACCAAACCACCCCACGTAGAGGCGGTTGTTGGTGCTTGTTACCCACTCACAAAACTTATCCCAGTTGCTGGTTTCTTTTGTAAGTTGGATAGTTTGTGCCATTTAAAAAATGCCGGGTATAATTTGTCCTGTTGTTGCGTATGCACCGATTGCTGCTACGAAACCGAGCATTGCTGCCCAGCCATTAAATCTTTCTGCTTCGTTTGTCATAATAGGGTTGGTGTTAATTGGATAGTTATCGATAACTCTCGCTGGAGTTTCGTTAGGAAAAATATTTTGTTTACCGTATTCGGTAGTAATCATTAGTTCGTTTTGGGTAGTAAGTACGTATGCCGGGTACGATACGATTCGGGCCGGCGGCACGATTACTTCTTCTTCTTTCTACCCTTAGCTGTCTTTGCAGCACGTTTAAAGTTAGCTGCAGTAGGAGCACCTTTAGCTCCCACCTTCCGCATCTTCTCACCAGAGCCGGCTTTGATACGCTTACGCTTTGCATGTATGTTAGCGTATAGTCCTCGTTTAGCAGCCATTAGTATCTCTTGGTTGTAGGTTTAGTTCCTTTCTTTTTCTTCTTAGGCATTAGCGTTTCTTACCTCCATGTTTGCATGTACAAGAATGTGATTTTTTCTTTTTCATTTTCCTACTGCTTTTTGTGCTTTTTTGTGTGCCGCTGTAAAGCTCATGCCACCTCTCATATCTTTACGCATCATTGCCATGTGTTTTTTAGAATGATGCTCGGCATGTTTTTTAAGAGTAGCTTGTTGTCGTGGTGTTAGTTTCATTTTAACATTTCCATCTTCTCATGGCAAGTGCCTTACGTGTAGGCTTGCCGTTCGGTTTCTTCATCGGCCCTTTCATGCCTTTGAATCTAGCACAGAAGGATTTTTTACGTGGGCCTCCGCCGGGCTGTGGGGCTTTAAGGTTAGAGCCGGTAGCCCTGTTATACTTAGCCCTACCAGCTGCCGTGAGACCTCCTTTTCTGCTCTTATGCTTGCCGATCTTAAGTGAAACATTCTTCTTTTTGACTGCCATAGTTAGACTCTTTTTAATCTGTCTTGGATTTGAAATAGGTTCTCGTCTTTTCTATTCATATAATCAATCAGCCAATCAGGAGCCATGGTATCACTACTCGGTCCTGTTGCTGGTACTGACTTGAACGGTCGATTGTCGTGAGAAGCTATCATCATATTATTCTTCTTAGCCAAGGGTATAGGTAGTCCATGTACGTCTGGATCATATGGTCCCATGTCTAAAAATTTTTGTTCTCGTGGAGACCATAGGTATCGGTTTCCATCTTCATCTAGAAAGGTGCCATCTTGTAATGGATTTGTTTTACTGTCTAGATCCTGAGCACCAGAGATTAGCATACTTTGATTCTGCTGATACTGCTGGATTTTTTTCTTATAGTCAGGTCCTAAGATACGTTGGAAATCAGACTCATTTAACGTCGGATCTGCCATAAGTTTTTTCATTAAGTCGTCACCACCGCCATCACCAAAATGCTCTCTATGGTGAGCTATCATTAGCCCATCACGTGGTGGTGCTGGTACAAAGGGTCCCTTCTCATCAGGCTCGTATGGCTGGCCGGGAGATCCTCCTTTACCGGGAGGGATCTCTCTACCCATTGCTAACCCTTCTGCCATAGCTGCTCTACGATAAGCCTGTGCATTTACTAGGTCGTCAATAGTAGCCATTATTTTTTACCTTTCTTACCGAGTATCTTTTTTCTTACCGCACTTGGTAACTTAGATAAACCTTTGTTCATCTTTTTACCTTTTGCTGGTGGCCTTCCTTTCTTACTTCCGTAAGTTCCTTTTCCCATTGGCATGATAGTTTTCCTATAATAGTTTGTTTAGCATTCTCCTCGTAACAGAGGAGGCTTTGGCCCTTGCATTTCAGTGCCAAAAAAATTCATGGTTAAACGTTCTTTAGTTCCATAGGTCTGTGCTCCGTGATGAGCATTACCATCAAACAGAATAAGCCTATTGTAAACGTTGTGTACCTTCACTGTTTCTTCATACATATCAGTCATGTCTTTAAAACACTGATTGTATTCTTCTGTATCTATATCTTTACCTAGATAAAAGTCTTGCTTTACGTGCAACTCTTCTCTGTATTGGTAAGTATACCCTCTCTTTAGTTTATATATAGATGTGCCTGTATCTGGTTCGGGATTCTTATCTAAATATATAACACCACCGAACCAAGGTTTGCTATCAGTATGTATCCATCCACCGTTGAAAGGGTTGTACTGATCGTCCGGTGCAAAGGATTTTATTTTTTGGAATGTTATCTGAAGTTCCCAGTACTCAGGTTCTTGAGTCTGGAATATGGTGTATACTCGTTTGCCAATCCATTGAAATAATCTTGGATCTACTTCTTGTATTGGCTTCGATCTTTGGCCCGGATAGTTACCAACTTCTCCCGCAAAGAACTCTGTGTTGTTAGCTATGTCTACGACAGCATCAGGGTCTTCAAAAAAGTTATCAATAACTATAAGTGGATAAGCGGTTTGTGTCAAAAGTTTACGTCTGTTGATCTTTGTAGTTTTTCCATTACATCTTGACGATATGCTGGATCGTTTTCATAACGAGGATCTGACATAGCTTCAAGCACTTCGGCTTGACTACGGTATTGATCTGTGTTTTGTTTAGGTGCCTTGCCTTGTACTACGTTACCGTCATAACCAACTGCATCGTTGTAAGCAAAAGCTAATGCTCTTACTGCAAAGAATGCTGACAAGGGATCACCTCTTTGCATGACTTGATCAAACATATCTACCTCTTCTTTGTTTAGAGATTTCTGTGCCCAGTCAATCATATTAGAATAGTTCTCTTCTCCACCTACAATACCTTTTAACTGTGTGACATCTGCTTCGCTAAAGTCTTTGTTTTGTGGCTGTTGGCCTTCTACAGAGTTTCTATATTCTAGGTGCATCTGTGCTAACTCAACAGGAGTCATCTTGTTCAGTGCAGTTATAGTTTCTCCTTCGTACTTACCGTCTTCGGAGGTAGCCTGACTCCACAATGCATCTAGTATATTAGGCTCCGCTTCACCTTGCTCTTCTGGTTCTGCTTCAGGTTCTGCTGCCTGTGCTTCAGGCTCATCTGTATTTAATTTCTTTTGTAGCTCAAGGTATCCTTTCTCTAACTCTTGTGCGTTCTTATATTTACCAGCTAGAAGTTGCTCTTGTGCTTCTTCCATCTGTTCTCCTACCTTCAGAGAGTCTTGCTCCTCTGCAGATAGGTTGTCGATAGAAGTAACCTCTGGCTGGTTTTCCATTGTTAATGTTTCTGCCATGTTATTGTGGTGGTGCTTGCTGTGGTTGTCCGCCTTGTAATAGTTCCGGATTCTTAGTTGGGTCCATTAAAGGTGTCTTCATTATATCAGGTATTCTTTCCTGTAGTGTTGCGTCTGTTTGTTCTTGCTGTACTTGTTGTCTTTCTTGCTGTACCTCTTCCATTGATCTAACTAGATTCAATACATCAATACCTTGTGAAGCTGCTAGACGCTTGATAACTTCTTCTGCATTTATGTATGTACCTATTGCATCTGGTCCCATTGTTTGTGCAATGGTTTGTAGGAAAGCTCCTAATGCTTGTGCATCTTGACCTCTGCCTAGTGAGTTGATACCAGCTACAATGATAGGCTTAACAATACCCTTTGGTATACGTGGTATGTCACCACGCTTCTGAAAGATACTAAGTTTTCTGTTGAGATAAGGTACGAGGAACTCTACAGTCAGGAGCCCAAAGAGTCCACCCAATTGTTGTTCGAGTTCCATCTGTGTCATACGTACCTCTTCAGCTGTTGTACGTTCTGACTGCCGAACTGACAGGATCAGGAACGCTTCGTTCAACCTTCTCTCGAGTGTCTGCATGTGCTGCAATGCCGTAGCAAAGTCAGCCGTCTTCCCAACTTGTATTACACCTATGTCGTCTGGTCTGCCTTGCACAATCGCTCCGTTGCCTGCAGCCGCCAGCGTCTGTGGTTTAGTAGTAGCTGAGGGTGATACAGTAAACACAACTTTAGCAGCTGCTGCAGAGCCTTCTACGATAGCCTGAGACAATGCTTCGAGAGACTTAAGATCTCCGATAAACTGTCCTACTCTACCTCTACCATATGCTTCACCATCTACTGTGTTAAAACGTAGAGGTAGCCATGGTGTACTGTCAACAGGTGCCTTACCATTCGAGCCGGGTAGTGCCTTACCATGTACTTCTTGATACCAGATAAATCTATTGTTGTCACGCTTGACGTGTGTGTAGACATCACATTCGTTCTTGCCTATGTCTTCGTCATCGTTGTAACTCATCTCTGGTGCGATCTGTTCGTAGTTAGGAATCAGATCTTTATTGATTCTTTCTTTTGTGATAATTTCAATCACGTCGCCGTTGCCATCTCGTTCTATCACGTAGCGATTAAGAGGATATAACTTCAGCCCATCCTTACCCATGAAGATAAGAGCATTACCACCTACAACTAGATGTTGTAATGCTTGGTGTATTACTACACGATCATCTGATGCAGCGATAGCGTCAAGGATTGTACGCTCTATCTTTGCAAACGATAAGTCAAGTTCTGATTTTACTTCCGGACCAAACTGTTCTCCTAGCTGAGACTCATCTAGCTGCAGCTTAAAGAAGCTGGTCTGTGGAGGCACGAGTGATAGTGATAGCTTTGATGCTAACGCTACAACTCCTTTAGCCCCTACAGACTGCCAAGGTGTCTTCAGTTGTTTCATACCCATAGAGGTATCTTCGTGTCCTCTGATGAGATATGGTAATGTAAGTTTAGTCGCGTCTTCTGCTTCGGTCAAAAACTGGGAACGATCACTGGATAAACTATCATACCTAGATTTTGATGTCATTGTTTATGCAAAATAATTTCTGTTGAATGCAGTTCTAAAATTAAATTGAGGAACTGGTCTTCGAGTTTGTTGTATTACAGGTGGGAGTGGTGTTAGCTGTTTAAGTTGAGCTAACCTTTTTTGATATGCTTCTTGTGTTATACTTTTTAAATTAGGGTCAGCTGTTTGTGGAGCTACAGGTATAGGTTCTATCAATGGTACCTCGGCTGGTCTTTGTCTACCAGTCGGTGATTGTAGTCCTGACCGTTTACTTCCGCTTCCTTTTGTTCCTAAATTTCTAAGGATTGACTTGGTTGTAGGAGCTTGTCCTCCACCCGGTCCGAACTGTTTATATAAATTGTCTAGCTCACCCATACGTTTGGCGGTTGTTGAATCTGGATCACCTAGATTGTCTGTAAACTGCTGACCAACAGCAACTGCATCATTAAGACTAGGAATATTTCTTAGCCCTAGTTGATCCATGCTTTCAACTACACCATCTTTAACTTTACCAGCAGTTATCCTGTTAGCAAGACCAAGAGCCTGACTGTATGGAATGTTTGTTAAGCTCTTACCGGCTACGCCAGTATCTTCAGTTACACTTTTGTCAAATGTATGTCGTAGATCTTGTACGTTTTCATCACTAAGTTGTGGAATACCAAAGCGTCCTAAATTTTTTGTAAGAGCGTTAGGAGCGTCGCTAAAGTTTTCAGCATCTTGACTATATGCATTGATAGCTCTACCAACCATAGCTGTAGCATCAGTTTGATTTTCACCGGCTGTATCTCTAAACAACTCAGCGATAGGTCGCCGTGCTGTTTGAGCTGTCTCGGTATCTATCTTACTAATATAGTTATTATAAATTTCTTTAGCTGCTGACTCGCCTTCATTCATTACACGTTTAGCGTCTAGTCCAGTCTGTGCTGAGAATACTGCTTGCTGTAATGGACTTTCTTTAAACGTATTAAACTTATCTGTAAATGTTTTATCCTCACCGGGTCGGCCTAGATTATCAAAGTCAAACTTGTTAAGTGTAGCTGCATCAAGTGTACCGAGCACTGCATCTTTAGCTATGCCGGGTATATTATAATCTATATTTTTATCTCTGGCTGTACGTGGAGTAATTGTTCTAGCTAATCTAAGTTTAGAATTAGGGCTAAATACATCACGGGTTGATGGTCCGGTATCCTCACTAGACTCACCTGTATTTAATCCACCAGCCTGTAACGCTTTACCACCCTGTAGCCCTGTTGCTGTACCAAGTATAGCTGCTGATCCTCCAGCTGTTGGACCTGTTGCAAGCATCTTAGGTGTAAATGCTGAAAATATAGTCGCAGGGCTCACTCCTTCTATACCAGTCTTTGTAAGTTTAGGTCTAAACGCGCCCGGAGCATTAGAGAAAGCATACTTTCCTGTATTAGGTAATTTCATTTGGCTTATCTCTTGACCTAATCCGACCTTAGATAATCTCTGAGCTGCACCGAATGTTTGTAGCCCGGGTATAGCTACTGATCCAAAGTTTCTAAGTCCTTGTAAGTTTGCATCTTGAAACTTAGGTAACGTAGGTATATTAGGAGCTAGTTTTCCGAATGGTACTAACCTGTTCTTAGCAAAGTTTGCTAGTCCTATAACTGAGTCTGTATACCCTGCACCTAATGCAGCTGCTCTATCTACTGGATTAAATCTGTTACCCTGTAGTCCATCACCAAAAAATGTACGTTTAAAAGCTTCCTTGTATGGTGTTGCAGTTAAGTAATCTTTGTTACTGTATCGTGTCTTTACTCTAGAGGAGCTGAACTTACTTGAATCAACACCACTTATGTTAAGACCCGGACCAGTAAACGCACTGGCGTCCGATGATCCAGTATATAAATTTGTTAATTTGTTCTGACTAAATCTGTTTCTACTGCTAGCTCTGTTAGCAGCAGCAGCTTTCGCTGTACCACCATAGTTTTTGATGTTCTTCTTAGCCGCAGCTTGAGCTCTTTCTTTGCCACTTAGTTTTCTTTTGTTTGCTCTGTTGCCGCCGCCGCCTTTGCTGCCGCCTTTGCTGCCGCCTCCGCCGCCCATAGTATTACCTCATTGTAAATGTTTTGTCATAACAGAATAGGATTCTTCCCATCCTAATTTTTTAGATAAAGGTCTTGATAGACCCTTGCGGCAATATGCCGATATATAATTACACCCTTCGGTGTCAGCTAGTATTAACAAAGCTTCTTCAAAAGTTTTGTAACACTCGTCATCAGCATACCCAGTAATGGTAGCCCATACATCTACAAACAATTCTTTCTTTTGTGGATGTATATTAATTGTAGTGATAAGAGCACCGGTCAGTTCATAGTTGTCATTGACTGAAACATAGAGATCTTTCTCTCCTGTCATCAATGGCTCTACGAAGTCTGACCCTACTACTTCACCTACATTATGTGTCAGTGCTGTATCAACAATAGGTTTTACCTGATGCCATACAGCTGGTAGGTTGGCTGGGTGTACGTGCTCAACCTTCATCTTTACTGACTCGTTTCTTGTACCACTCAACCACCGAGCGTTGACCAGCTAGGTACATAACTTCGCTGATGGTCTGCTTTGGATGTGGATTTAGGGGTGGGAACATTTCGTCTAGCTCTACTTCTATAGAGCTTATGGTTGGGCCGATGATAGCCTCAAGCATATTGTGGGAGGTTGGTGTTTGCATGTTCAAAGAATGCTGGAACACGAGCTGCTCTTGTGTCGGAAAACTGTGGAGCTTTCCCTTGATACATTAACTGATCGCTCGCATCCAGCCAAAATTTTTTGTCTAAATATTTATCAGTAGTATTTATACCTAGTGGTTGTACTATCCAGTTAATAGTTGCCTTCCGAAGTTTATCCAAACTAGGAGAAGGATTAAGACCGAGCTCACGGCAAACCAAGCTGTTCGTTGCCACGTGGACCTGTTCATCTCGGGATATATCAGCTGATACTGTTCTGAGAGCAGCATCACCATTAAACCTAAAGAAAGGCAGTAGAACAAAAAATATAGCTCGCTCTGCAACGAGAGCTTTTGTGATAGTATGGTCAGGATGTGCAATCCAAGCGTCACGTAATCTTATCGCCTCCAGTTCTGATTGAGGGTCGGCACCGTGGGCGTCAACAATGTAGCCCAAAGCGAGATCATGTTTAATCTCGTCTTTAACGTTTGAGTGAAGAAGTGTCCTCGCTGAATGCGGAACCTCCTTCTCCAAGCCTTGAGAAATAAATTCTCCAACTGGTAGCTCCATATGACGTATTGCGAGAGCACGTTTGATGGTTTCTTCAGCACCGTATTTTACCTCGCCTTTTGTGGGGACAACTGGTGTCCATGTTCTTTTTCTTGATAATAATTTTTCGTAGGGGTTCATTGTTGGCAGTCGCATGATGTGGGTTCGAGTATTCCTGCCAAGTAATCTTCGACGTCAGTATCACCCAACGCTGCGTAAGCATCAGACTTATCTTGTACATCGCCCATGACTTGGAGGGAATAATATAACGAAGTC